CACTAAAATTGATGTAAGTGCGCTTACAAAAAACAGTGGTGGCGATTCTTGCACCGAGGTGGCGATATCTAAGATATGGTGGCAGTGCGTTGGCATGGGCGTTCAGCTTTTAAACGACGCAACTACTGATACTTTGATTATCGCATTGTCTCCTGACTCAAATGGTATGCATGATTACACACCGTTTTCTGGCATACCCAACAACGCTGGCAGTGGCAAAACTGGCGACGTTCAGTTCACCACGATTGGTGCAAGCAGCGGAGATACCTACACGGTAATTCTAGAAGTCATTAAGAGCTACAGCTAATGACAACTTCTGGTAGCAGTGACTTTACTCCAGACGTAGCTGAGTTCATCGAAGAAGCGTTTGAGAGGTGCGGGCTTGAGCTTCGCACCTCTTATGATGCGGTAACCGCTCGCAGGTCATTGAATCTCTTGTTTGCCGATTGGGCAAACAGGGGACTAAACCAGTGGACGGTTACAAATTCGACTACAACTCTGTCTCTAGGTGATGAGTTCCTTGATTTGTCTGCAAGCACGATTGATGTGCTTGATGTGATCCTGCGTAGGACAGAGAACAGTGAAGTCACTGACATACAGATGAGTCAGATTGGGCGGTCTGAATATTGGAATATCCCAAACAAAGATACCAAAGCCAGGCCCACTCAATGGTTCTTAGATAAGCAACTCACGCCTAGACTCTACATTTGGCCTGCTTCAGAAAACGCTACTGATCAAGTTCTTATCAATAGGTTGGTGCGCATTGAAGATGCAGACGCATCTGTAAACACAGTGGATACGCCCTTTAGGTTCTATCCATGTTTGGCTGCTGGTCTTGCGTATTACATCGCGCTCAAGAAAGCGCCAGATCGTGTTCAGATGCTCAAAGCTTTTTATGAAGAAGAGTTTGCAAGGGCTGCAGATCAAGATGAGGATAGAGCTTCTCTTAACATAGCCCCTGGTATTAGATCTTATAGGCGAGCGTAATGGCTTATGCATCTGGCAAACATTCAATAGCCATATGTGATCGATGCGGCTTTCAATACAAGTACACTCAGCTTAGAGAAGAGTGGAATGGATTTCGTGTTTGTCCAGAATGCTTTGAGCCAAAACATCCGCAATTAGAGCCTGTACGCCATTTAGCAGACCCGGAAGCATTGCGTCATCCTAGGCCAGATGTTCCTGCGAGTATTGTTGCAGGTGCTGGTGTTGTACGCACAATAGACGCAAATAGCGTGATGTCTGTCACTGGTGATGTGATAGGCAGCGAGTTCTCTCAAGAAGCTGCCACAGGCGAAATAGGCACAGTAACGGTGGTCATATCATGAGCTTTACACTAGCTACACTTAAATCCACAGTTCAAGATTATTGTGAAACTGCAGAAACAACTTTTGTTGCTGATTTGAATACGTTCATCAAAGAGGCAGAAGAGCGCATTCTCAAAAACGTCGAGCTCCCTGTGTTTAGAAAGAACGTCACAGGTACAGCTGCAGCGAGCAACACATATCTTTCTACGCCTACAGATTTCTTGGCACCATACAGTTTGGCTGTCATATCTAGCAGTGCGTACATTTACTTGCTGTTTAAACATGTGTCATTCATTAGAGATTACACGCCTAACCCGGCAACCACTGGCACGCCTAAATACTATGCACTGTTTGATGACACCACATTTATTTTAGGCCCAACACCTGACTCTACATTTACTTTTGAACTGCACTACAAGTATCGCCCTGACTCGCTAACTGCAGGATCTGATAGCGGCACGACTTGGTTGTCTACCAATGCGCCTGACGCTCTGTTGTATGGCACGTTGGTAGAGGCGGCAACATTCTTGAAGATCCCTGAAGAAGTTGCACAATACGAACAACGATTCATCGCTGCAGTGGCTGCTTTGAAAAAGTTGGGTGAAGGGTATGGCGCACGAGATGAATCTAGGTACGATATTAGTAGAGCGTAATTGTGTTTTTTAGTGAGCAACAAAGTGAGATAGGTAATGTCTCTATCACCACAACAAGCCACAAAGGTCATGACCCTGAATTTTGGGCGCAAACAATAGCAGATCGTGTTGTGAGTGTTGGAGGCAATTGTCACCCTATGATTGCAGAGCAAGCCGAAGCGTTCAAAGATGCAGTCAGGGCAACAGCTTTGTACTATATTAAAGAGGCTATTAAGAGTGATAGAACCACACTTATTGGCGAGTTAGAAAAACAGGGCCAAAGTGAAATGGCTAATATAATCAGGAGGCTATAATGGCTATTACGACAGCACTATGCACCAGTTTTAAACAAGAGCTTATGGAAGCAGTTCATAACTTCAAGAACTCTGGTGGTAGCACGTTCAACCTTGCTTTGTACACTAGCTCTGCAAGTTTAGGTGCAGGCACGACTGCTTACACAACTTCAAATGAGGTGAGTGGCACGAACTACACCGCAAAAGGTGCTTCGCTTACGCGAGTTGATCCGAGCACATCAGGGACTACAGCACTCACAGACTTCGCCGATCTGACATTTTCAAATGCAACGGTGACTGCCAGAGGGGCACTCATATTTAATGACAGTGCTTCTGGTGATCCAGCAGTGTGTGCTCTTGATTTTGGTGGTGATAAAACATCGACTGCTGGTGATTTCACCATTCAGTTTCCTGCAGCTGATGCATCTAACGCGATAATAAGAATCGCTTAATATGTTGTGGCTCAACAAGCTCAACAGAGGCGTATGACTGAAGAAGAGTATTTAGAATGGGTCAAACAACAACAAGATCAAAGTCATAATCAATAGGACTTAACGTGTGGCGAATGTTACTGGCTGGGGTAGAGGCACTTGGGGCCAAGGCACATGGGGTGAACCAATCCCAGTTGTTGTCACGGGTGTCGCAGGGACTTCAGCCGTTGGCACAGTTACAGTTGCGGCAGCAGCTAATACTTCGGTTACAGGCGTTGCAGGAACGAGCGCAGTTGGATCTGTCACCGTTGCAGCGGCGGCTAACACAAGCGTCACAGGCGTTGCAGGCACAAGTGCAGTCGGTTCAGTCACAGTTACAGCAGCCGCTAACACGTCAGTTACAGGCAATGTCGGAACGTCTGCAATCGGTACGATCACCGTCGATGCGGCAGGCACAGCCGTTGTCACAGGCGTTTCTGGAACGGCATCCGTCGGATCGATTACGACAGACGCCGCAGCAAATGTATCCGTTACAGGTAACGCTGGTACGTCTGCGCTTGGTACTATCTCGCTGGTTACAAACAACACGATCAGTGTTTCTGGGTTTGAACTTACATCAGCGATTGGAACTGTCACTGCGACTGCAGCGGCTGACGTTGCTGTTACAGGTGTGTCTGCTGATGGTTTGTGTGGCGGCGCGTTGGTTTGGGGAAAAATTATACCAGGCCAAGATTCAAGCTGGTCTATTATTGATGACAGTCAAACACCGAATTGGGAAGAGGTAGCTTAATATGGCAACTTATGTAAACGACTTACGGCTCAAAGAAATCGCCACTGGAGATGAATCCGGGACATGGGGCACGAGTACAAATACTAACCTCGAGCTAATTGCAGAGGCATTTTCCTTTGGCACAGAGGCAATTACCACAAATGCAGACACGCACACTACTACTATTGCTGATGGTTCTACTGACCCTGGGCGCAGTATTTTCCTCAAGTACACTGGCACTTTAGACTCTGCTTGCACTATAACTATTGGCCCAAACACTGTTAGCAAGCTGTGGCTTATAGAGAATGCTACTAGCGGCTCACAGACAATCATTATTAAGCAGGGCAGTGGGGCTACGATCACAGTCCCGAATGGTCAGACCAAAGCTATCTATTCAGATGGTGCTGGTTCTGGCGGTGCGATGGTTGATGCTTTCCAAGACCTGTCTATTCCTGACCTGTTCATTGATGATGACCTGACGTTTACCTCCGACAGCGCAGTTATTACCTTCGGTGCCGATGGCGACACTACGCTTACGCATACAGACGGATCTGGCCTAACGCTGAACTCTACGAACAAGATCATGTTCAACGACGCGAGCCAGTTCATTCAAGGCTCGTCTGCTACGGTCTTGTCGCTGGGTGCGACGGATGAGATTGATCTTACTGCTACGCTTATAGACATCAACGGTAACGCCGACGTATCAGGCACTGTTACCGCGACAGGCACTTCTGTGTTTGCCAGCCTAGACATCTCAGGCGATATAGACGTTGATGGCACCACAAACCTTGATGTGGTGGATATTGATGGTGCTTTGACGCAAGACGGCGGCGCTGTATTCAATGAAGCAAGTGCTGATGTAGATTTTCGCGTTGAGTCAAACGCAAACACTCACGCTTTTTTCTTGGAAGGAAGCACTGGAAACGTCATGTTTGGCGGCTCTACGTTTGACAACGGTAACTTCTCTGGAGATGCAAACGGTATAAATGTTTTTGATGCCACGCACCCAATAGTTCTTATAAAAGAAACGACTAGCAACAATACGTTTGAGATGGGACTGACTTCTGCTGCCGCTTTTCTAGCGACACAAGACGCTATCCCCATGAAGTTTGCAACCAGCGATACAGTCGTTTTTGAAATAGCGGCAGATGGCGCTCCATCCACTCCAACAGCAGGAACATCTAACGTAAGATTAGGCGTGAACGCTGGTGACAGCATTGCCTCTGGCGGCAACTACAACGTGGTCGTGGGCGATGAAGCGGGTACGGCTTTGACTACGGGGGATAGCAATGTCGCCGTGGGGTTTGAAGCTCTATCTACTGAAGATGCTAATGGATTTGTAACCGCGATAGGTTATCAAGCATTAAAAGCACTAAACGCTGGAGCCGATTCATACAACACTGCTATCGGGTACACGGCAGGATTAGCAATGACCACTGGTGTTCAAAACACCATTATTGGAGGTTTTACAGGTAGAGCTTTAACGGATGCAGACTTTAACGTAGCTGTAGGTGTTAATGCGTTGGTGACTGACACTAAAGGTAATAAGTCTGTCGCTCTTGGGTATGCAGCCTTACAGACTCAAAACTTTACAACTTCTACAGACACTTTTAACACCGCTGTTGGACATAGTGCGGGACAAGCAGTCACCACGGGAGTCAACAATACCCTTATTGGTGGTCAAGCAGGAGATGCTATAACAGCATCTAATGACAACGTAGCTGTGGGGACAGCAGCACTGACCACTAACACGTTGAGCAGTGAAAACGTAGCTATTGGTAGGTCTGCACTTCAAGAGCTTAACCACACAACGGCAACTGATGGTTTCAACGTAGCTGTCGGTTCTGATGCCGGTAAGTTAGTCACCACGGGCGTTAAGAACGTGTTAGTGGGAAGCCGCTCTGGTGATGCTTTAACTGCGGGTAGTCAAAATGTTTCTATAGGCCACCAAGCTTTAAGCACAGATACTCTAGGATCAAGATCAGTAGCAATCGGTCAAAATGCTCTTGAAACTCAAAACTTCACTACAGCAACTGATAATTACAATGTAGCCGTTGGATACGATTCTGGTACTAAAGTCACCACGGGACAGCAGAACACTATCGTCGGTGGTCTTGCAGGTGATGCTTTAACTGTAGGCCAAAACAACGTCGTAATTGGCATGTCTGCTCTATCTTCTGACGTAGGTGGCAGTAGGACTGTAGCAATTGGTAGAGGTGCGTTAGAAGCCCAAAACATGGGTACTACTGATACAAATTCTCATAACGTCGCAGTTGGATACGCAGCAGGTGCAGCAGTCACCACGGGAGTTGAGAACAGCATAGTCGGAGGTCTAGCAGGTGATGCTCTTACTATTGGTTATCAAAATGTCGTTAACGGATTTCAGGCGCTTAGCGCAGAAACTACTGGCAGCAGAAACATAGCTATAGGTGTTAATGCCCTAAACGCCAGTAACATGGGGGGGAGCACATCGGTAACAAGCTACAACGTCGCTGTGGGCGCATTAGCAGGAGCGTCAGTCACCACGGGTGTCTTTAACACGCTCATTGGAGGTCTAGCAGGTGACGCTTTAACGGACGCAGACCACAACGTAGCAGTCGGTGAAGATTCATTAGCTAGTGATACGCTAGGAAGTAGATCAGTTGCTATTGGTCGTACTGCATTGTTTGCTCAAAACTTCACTACGGCTACTGATACTTATAATACGGCTGTTGGATACGCAGCAGGTGCAGCAGTCACCACGGGAACTGCCAACACTTTTGTTGGTGGTCTTGCTGGTGATGGTACAGATGACGGCACAAATAATACAGCAATGGGTTATCTTGCGCTAAGTGCTAACTGTGGTAACGATAATACTGCTATTGGTAAAGCATCCTTACAAGTTGCAACAGGTGGAGGTAACGTTGCTGTAGGCAAGGATGCTGGTTTGTCAGTCACCACGGGAGCTACTAACGTTTTTGTGGGCGCTCTTGCAGGTGATTCGGTGACGTCAGGACAAGGAAATGTTTACATTGGATACGGAGCAGCAGCTGGAGATAACCAAAGTAATTATAATGTTGTTATAGGCAAAGAGGCTGCTAGCTCAATGGATTTTGGTGCTGAAACAGGCTTTATGGCTGTTGTAGGATTTGAAGCGGGCTTCTCTAACGTAACAGGCACAAGTAATTCTTACTTTGGATATCGGGCTGGTTACGGTGAATCTGGTAATAGTAATAATAGTAATTCCGCGTTTGGTCGAGAGGCTATGCTTCAGGTTACAACTGGAAGCGGTAACTCATTTTTTGGTTCCGCTGCAGGTTTAGGCGTTACCTCTGGCGGTAATAACTTTGGGATAGGCCTTGACTCTGGTAGGTCTGGTAGTCCGGGCGGTGCTATTGGAACTTCTAGCAACATAGGTGTATTAGGTGACGAAAGAATAACCTCTTTAAATGCCCAAGTTGCTTTGACCGTCGCCTCTGATGAAAGAGACAAGACAGATTTTGTAGACTTAGATCTTGGGCTAGATTTTGTAAAAGCCTTAGAGCCTGTCACCTACTATTGGGATAAGCGTTCTAAGTATGGCGATAAGTATTCTGATGATTATGACTTAAACGCACAGACTCCAGACGGAACTCACAAAGAAGATTGGATGGACGTTGGTTTTAAGGCTCAGTCCGTTAAAACTCTTGAAGAGGCGGCTGGATATACATTAGCAGATAAAAAGAATCTTACAGTCTCTTTATCTACTGATGAAAAACAGTATGGGTTGCGCTACGAGAAGTTTATACCAATCCTTGTCAAAGCAATTCAAGACCAAGACGAAATCATTCAATCACTAACTGCGCGTATCGCCGCGCTTGAATCTTAAAGGAGGCTAGAGATGGCTAGAGAAACAGACCAAATCGCACAAGACTATTCAGCAATGCTGGGCAGTGTAAGCGTAATCACAAATTGTCTTGACGATGACAACGAGTTTTGTAACGACATGACCAGTGCAGAGAAGAAAGAGCGCGTTATGCGTAGTTCTGGCTACCTGTCGTTTATGAAGGACTTGGACGATTGGGGCAGTGAAGACATGTCAACAATCACCGCAGCAATCTCTGCTGCTGAAGCGTACTCAGCATAAGGAATTTAAAAAATGATACATGACGTTCATAACATTGAAGAGCCTAGCGACCAGCCGACAGTCACGATTGACGGTGAAGAATATTCGTTTGAAGGTTTGTCTGTAGAAACTCAGGCGAATATCGCACGAGTCAACGAACTGCGCCGTGAGGTGTCTACCTTGCAGATTCAAGTGAACGAACGACAAGCTCTGCTTCAAATGTACATCAAAGCTATCTCTGACTCTGTGCAGCCTGTAGAAGAAGAAGACGAAGCTGTCGTTCAGTGAGCGAACTGTCGTATATGATGCACCCGCTGCCGTCAGTGTTTCTGATGGAGTTGGATATACCAGAGGGCTTTGTTACTCAACTAAACGAGTATCTTGATGGCCTCCTTGAAGAAGAAGGGCGGGTTACCGCAGCGGATACGCTCGTTGGTCAAATCAGCGAGGGAGAACAGCTTAGAATGGATCACAACCACGATCTTGTTGCTGGCTTTTCTGAGTTCTTGTGCTCTATGGGTGTTGAGTATATTAATGCCTTTATGAAAGGTTCTGGCCAGATGCTGGATGGCGCTAGGCAAGTGACGATGGATGAGCTTTGGTCAGTGCATAGCTACGCAGGGGACTACAACCCAATCCACGATCATGGCACCCAAACGATCATGGGCATAAGCTGCACGACTTGGACTAAAGTGCCACCGCAGATCATACAAGGGCCAAGGCCGGGATCTGAAGAATACGGACTGTATAATGCCTCTGGCGAGTCTGATGGTTGCCTATGTTTTAATTACGGACAGAGCAGTACATGGGATAGAGAGCGGCTCAAACCTACGCAGAATGTCGTAGTGAGGCCGCAGGTGGGACGTTTATATATGTTCCCATCTTGGATGCAGCACATGGTCTACCCCTTCAAAGGCGAGGGTGAACGCCGCACTGTAGCGGCCAACTTAAATTGCTTTCCACAGGAGTTAGCAGCATGAGCTTGATTGAAATAGTAACTACGCTGACTACGCTGTCAGTGATTGCATCTGCTGTATGTGCAGCCACGCCCACGCCGAAAGATGACGCATTTATGGCGAAGTATATTTACCCAGTGATTGAGGCATTGGCTTTGAACATTGGCAAAGCAAAAGAGTAACTATGAGCTATCTGATGATGGCAGAGGAGTGGGGCTTGGACAAAGGCGACAAAGCACTGCAAGAAATCAACACCCATGAGCGTGAGTGTGCGTTGAGGTATGAGCGAATAGAAGAACGCCTCAAGGATGGCTCTAAGCGTTTTT